ATCCCGGTCCTCTAGTCTTTAAATGAGGATCTTTGGTCTCGACATCGATCGCTATCGTTTTAGCTTCGGATAGATCTGGTAATTCGTGAGGCGGGACCCATTCTGATTTGGGCGTGAACATTGCCATTTGTAAGCTCATTTTTTCTCCAATACTTCGATTAACTTATTTAAATACCATTGCGCTTTTTTTAAATCCTCAACGCCGTTCTTGTGCCTAAAACGCCAAAGGTACTTTACGATGTTGCCTTGCAGATAATAATCAAAGCCGTCAACAAGCATGGCTTCTAAGGCATCTATCGTTTCAACGCCCGCTTTGTTATAGTGTTCTGGATGGTTGACGGCATCCTCTTCTTTTTGCCTCATTTTCATATACTCCATGTGTTTCATATGATGTAGCTCCTATTATTATCTTCAGCCTCCATCCTTCTTCTCATGTACTCTAGGTGTCTCATTTTTGTTCCTCATCTTTGGTTCCGTATGGTTTTTCTTCCACAAAAATCATATCGCCAGATTCAGAGTCAAATGTGAACTTTACACAAGGGATGTCTTCGTCCGCAACATTGGGATCATCCCACATTCTCTTAACCCTCTTTTCTTGAAAATCAATAATACCTTGTTTAGCTAGTTCTTCCTTTTCTTTCTTTGTCCGTTTAAAATATTCTTTTCTCGTAATACCTTTTTTCATATGATGTAGCTCCTATTGTTGTCTTCAGCCTCCACAATAAATAAGTTTTCTTTTGTTCGTGTGACGGCCACATAAAACACTCTATGTATATCATCGTTTCCGATTCGCATAGTATCATCAGCTGACGGAGATAAATCGGTAAAAATAACTACGTTCTCTGATTCTCCACCTTTTGACCCGTGGATCGTGGATACTGTAATACGAGGCTCTGCATTAAACTTCTCGCCTCGTCTAAGCATAGCCGTGATATACACTCTAGCTTCTTCTGGTAGTCTATCAAGAGCGTCTCTCCAGATTAATTCTTCACCAATCATCAATCCCCAATTATCTTGTAACTCAGCTAAATTTAATAGGTTACCATCGTCGGCTCCAGTTAAGGTCTTGAAGCCGCGCTTAACTCGTACACCCGTTGACATAAAACTGTAGATATCTCGAACGGTTTCTGCCGTAACTGTTTTACCTTTACGCAGTTGTTCCCATCCATTAACCGCAGAAGATATTTTACTGGAGATAGATCGATGGCCTTTATGGGTATAAAGATAACCAGAGGATCTTAACATTTCAACAACGGGATTTAATATGTAACCCGCTTGAGCTAGAATAAGCCATTGACCAGACGATACATCTATATCGTCTAAACTGGAGACGTAGCTAACGCATCCTTCACTATCTTTAGGCTCATACTTTTTAGGGTATCGGCTTCGTATTCTAGATACGATATTTTCAGCGGTTCGATGTATCCGCCTTGGCACACGATATGATTGTGACAAGGTTTCACTTGAGCCGTCTAAGGTGATAAATTGTTCAACGTCAGCTCCGGCCCATCTATATATAGCTTGGTCATCATCGCCTGCAGCGTACATTTTCTTGGCGTTCTTATCTAGTATGTGAGCTATGTCCCATTGCAAAGGACTAAGGTCTTGAGCTTCGTCAAGGAATACCAAATCAAACTTGGGGCAAGACACTTCAGATTCGTCAATAAAACATTGTAACATGTCTGTAAAATCATAGAGCTCGTATTGATCTTTGTACTTTGTGTAACATTTGTTTACATAATTAACGGTATTCCAATCAAACTCTATTGAGGTCTGGTTGTATTGTTCCCTCAAAGGCTTTTTGCATAACCGCGCTAAGTTTATTAAACTCAAAATAGGATGGTCAGTTGCTTGTTTGTCTACGATATCATCGTCTAGCGAGGTCCGTGAGACGAGAGGCACAGAGATTAATTCGCTAAGGGCTTTGTAATGCTCTTTGTCCATCACTTGTTCAGTACGAATACCGCTCATAGATAAAGCTAAACTGTGTAAGGTACGGAAATAAAATAAGTCTTTGTCAGGATCCAGATGGAAACGAGCTGAGGCTCTTTCCTTGGCCTCACTTGCGGCTTTTCGAGTAAACGCAAGGAATGCAATGCTATTGGAAGACACGCCACTATCAAGAGCTTTGTCCAACATATTTAACAGCGTGGTTGTCTTACCAGTTCCTGGAGGTCCAAATATTCTAAACATTAGTGAGCGGTCTCATTCCCAACAACTTCGTCCCAATCATGTATCTTATAAAGAAACATAGGAGTTCCTTCTCCCATCCACGCTCCGACTACGTTAAAATCCATCCACTCTACGGCTTCTTCGTACGTCCAACCTTCTCGCTTCATAAAAACCTGAACGCATTTTTCATAATCATAAATAAGTATATCGTCTTGTCCGCATCTAGAGCCTACTCCTATTATAGCTTCATCTAGACCATCGGCCTTTAGCATTACATGTTCTTCCATTAAAACGGTGTCTCCTGTTTAGTACCCATATTGGGTGGGTTAACATCAAAATCTACGCTATCAAAAGCGGGTATTGCCCAAACTCTTACGGACCTGTTTTGAATTTTCATAACAGTACTGGACCCGTTAATGTCTCGTAAGCGTTGGGCAATTTTGTGAGACTTATACTCAAAGAACTTATTCTTTTTTAGAAAGTTCTCAAAGTCTCTTAACCTAAAATAAGTTACGTTGTCTTCTTCATCAGTCCAAGGTCGGCGCAGAAGTATTTCTTCTTTGGCCTGAGCTTGTTGTAAGTGTCTACAGAACTCCTCAAGATAATCATAGAACTGTCCAGAAGTACTAGCGTCTTCCGCCACCTCTATTATAGAAGCCTCGTTTTCTTTCATTTCCGTCAGCAACGTACTAATTCGTCCTTCCCACATTGGCTTACCAACGGTGCGAGGCATAAAATTTAACTGTTCCATGCAAGCCTTTTGGAACGTGGGCTGAGATAATAGAGCGTCGGTGTCGAGCTCCAATGGTTCAGCGTTAACATCCATAAACCAGACGGGCGGTGTTGAATTATACTTTCTAAGGTTTGCTATGGTAGCTCCTTGTACAGCTGACCCAACGCCATGCTTTCGTGTTCGACAAAGTTCTTTGTTACAATGTGAATTAATAGGAGAGTCATTACATTTATAAGCGTAGTCCTTTCGTTTAGCCTGATTCGCTACCACGTTAACTTCTGACAAAGGAAGCGGAGGCTCGAAATACATCATGTTGTAAGTAAGTATTTCAGTCTCCCAACTATCGGGGTACGCTTTTCTAAGATAAACCGCTATGTTAAACAATCCATTGTTTCGCCCACCTTCAGATATTTTGCTTGCGCAAAGAGTTTGGAGGCAAGGTGGGCCATCTTTGATGGGTGTATCCGTTTTATCTTCCACTTGTAGTGACATGACTTGTTCTAAGGTCTGCTTATACGTCTCGTACAAGGCTATAAATTCTTCTAGGGTCGCAGAGGTGCCGTCATCCTTTATGGCGTATCGTAGGCCGCCCTCAGCGTCATAATAAGGTAAGTTTAAAAAGTTTCCTACGTCTCCACGCTCTAGTTGTAAGCGGATTTGTTTTGGAAAGATTTCACTTTGACCGTAGCCAAGCGCGGCAGAGATATGCTGAAGGGTCTGTTGCATCTCCTTAGCTTGAATCCATTCTGTTGTGAACAGAAAACAATGAGCTCCACCACTCTTAGATCGGCAAACCACAAGAGGCAGTTTCATCCGCCTAATCTTTTCTATAAGAGACTTGTGATCTAGCGGATATTGGTCAATGTCTATACAACCCCACTTGCAGTTATTTTCTGCGTTAATGGGTATGATTCCTAGAGAATTGCCTTTTCCGCTTAGATGACCTTGCCAATGGTCCTTTGTCCGAGGTTCGCGTACTAAGGCCGCTCTCCCGGACAATTTTCCATTGGCTTGGGTTTTATCTATCTTATACGTTCCAAAGGCTTCTTCTAGGCCATCAAAGATAGCGCTAAAAGATTGCCACATTAGAACGGTATCTTATCATCAGAAACGCCAAGATCCGCAGGAGCAGACGAAGTCCCACCCTCTTGCTCATGCTTAACATTGACATCGCCTTTTTCGACGGATAAGGCAAACATCTTAGCTTCATCGTAATGAGCTCTTTCAGTCACCTGACCTTCCAACTTCATCTCCCAATTATACCAAGAGTATCCGCTCTTTTCCTCTAAATAAGTCCAAAGATGATAGACATGAGCGAATCTTGGTGGGCTGAAGACAGAACCTTCTGGAGTTGTCATCTTTCTGCCCGCAATAATTGAGTTCCACTTCTTACTTTTCTTTAAAGAAGTAGACTTCATCGCGATCATACCAACGTCAGTTGATCCATCGTCATTCAATACAAGAACAAAATGCTGATGCGTATCTTCTATGTATTGACCAGAACCATCAGTTAGATATTCTTTATTATCTTCCTTAGATCTTTCTGTAGTAGGACAAGCTTCCTTATTAGTATAGATAGCAATTGGAGCGGAGTTATCATCGCCTTGCGGTGACCATTGAATAAAACGTCTTTGGTACGCACAAGGAATAACTTTAAAACCGTTTTCCCCATTATAGATGCTATTAGTGACTGTATTAATAACATCGCCTTCACTAGAGCCCTTATGTAAAGCTCTAATCTGTTTAGTCAAATTAGTTTTAAGAAACGGTATACTTAAACTATCTTGATCAACTTCTTTATTACCAACCCCTGCGTCAGCCGCAAACATTGACATATCTAAAATATTAGCATCTTGTGCTACAACCTCAGATTCTTTTTTCTTAACTATTGTATTTGACATTACAATTTCCCTTTCATTATTTTTGCTTTTTTACCTATAAACGCGCCAAACAGATCACTTGGAAATTCGCTTCCCTTTTCTGTCATCTCTTTCACCCATGACTTTAAACTCATAGGATGCACCGCTTCTTTTTTATCAACCTGAAAGCCTCTGTCGATGGCTGACTGATAAAAGTCTTTTGCTAAATTATCCTCGCCCATACCAAAATTAGCAGAGATGGTGTTCTTAACTAAATCACCATAACCGTTTTCTCTTAGCCAAGTGTGTGCTTGAGGTTTGTCATCAGCTCGGATTGTACCGCCATAAGTAGGCATAATCTTAACTTCTGAACCGTCTTTTAAGGTAAAACTTTCCATATTAATCTCTTCCATAGCCGCGGGAAGATCTTGATCGGTAAGCTCCAACAATTCTTTCTTTGTTGATTTAAGCTCCTCTTCAAGCATTTTTACTTTAGATTCTTTTTGGATTATTTTAGCCGCGAGCTTAGACACATCGGTTAACCGTCCTGTGT